CGGCGGACTCAATCGCTGAACTACATTGACATTAACTTAATTAATCAGTACCAGTTGCAAGCCAAAACGAACAAGGCGGTGAATAAAGATGAGTAAGATTGTTAGGTATAACGAGATCCGCGAATTACGAGCGGAAGAACCTACTCAAGAAACTGGAGCGAGCGTTGAAGGATACGCCATAATTTACGATGAGGAAACCAATGTAGGTGGATGGTTTCGCGAAATCATCCGGCGCGGGGCTTTAGACGGCGCTAACCTGAAGGACGTTCCATTTTTCGTACATCATCAAAGGAACAAAATTCCACTGGCCAGAAGCCGGAACAACAATGCAAACTCTACGTTGAAATTGACGCCTGACAGCAGGGGTCTTTTTTTTCGGGCTGAATTGGACATCGAGAACAACAGCGAGGCCCGGGCATTGTATTCCGCGGTTAAGCGCGGGGATATTTCCGGCATGAGCTTTGCCTTTACAGTGTTGGAAGAGACGTGGAGGGATAAGGACAAGGACGTTCCTCTTCGGGAGATTGCGAAGTTTGACCGTATTTTTGAAATATCTGCGTTATCAACACCCCAATACCAGGGGTCTGATATAAATGCTCGGAGCGAGGCGCTGGATAGCGCGGATAAGCAAGCATTGGAGAATGCATTGCGCTCGGAAAAACCGGATGGTTCTAAAAACGAGTTGGAATTAGCAAAAGCAAAACTAAACCTATACTAAAACTTGGAGGGAATAGAGTATGAAAGATTGGCTAAAGAAACTGTTGAAGCAAAAAGAGGAAGCGCGCGCGGCACTGAAAGAAAAAGGCAACAAAAGCGATAACCTTGAGGAAGTGCGTTCCATTATCGCACAGGTAGAAGGAATGGATAAGGAAATCGCTGAAATTCGGCAACAGCTCGATGCAATGCCAGACGAGCCGGTTCCTGGTGGTAACACACCTCCAAGCGATCAACGTGGACAGGTTGTACCTCCTGCCCAACAACAAGAGCAGCGCGGCCAACAACCGTCTGCAGCGCAAGTTATGGGGACCTTCGCGGTAGGGAACGGCGTTCAGCAGCGCTCCCAAGAAACAGAAGATCCATACGGTACCCTAGAGTATCGCCAAGCCTTCATGCAGTTTGCTAAGACGGGGAAGATCACACCGGAATTGCGTACTGATGCAATGACCGCAACTACTGATGTATCCGCGGTGATCCCAAGCACGATCTTGAACGAAGTTATCAAGAAAATCACTGTTTACGGACAAGTGTTTAGCCGTGTGCGTAAGCTTAATATCAAGGGCGGCGTAACTGTACCAATTCTTTCGTTAAAGCCTACTGCAACATGGATTAACGAAGCGGCAACATCTGATAAACAAAAGGTCCAAGCGAACACAAACGTATCGTTCAGCTACTATGGACTGGAGTGCAAGGTTTCTACATCTCTCTTGGCTGACACGGTAACTCTGACAGGTTTCGAGAGTGTCATCACTGACCTGATTGTCGAGGCAATGGTACAAGCGATTGACACGGCGGTCATCAAAGGAAACGGATCAGGAAAGGCGTTGGGCATAACTGCTGATAACCGCGTACCTGGTTCGCAAATTGTAACTCTCTCGTCTGCTGATTTTGTTGATTGGGGTGCCTGGAAGAAAAAAATATTTGGGAAGATGCCGCTTGCTTATAAAGCGGGTGCTACCTTCATCATGGCATCAGGAACTTTTGAAGGATATGTAGATGGAATGATGGATGCCAATGGACAGCCAGTTGGACGTGTGAACTATGGGATTACTGACGGTCCACAAGAGAGGTTCGGCGGAAAAGAGGTCATTCTTGTAGAGGATGATATTATTGCTAATTACGATGATGCGACTAACGGTGATGTAGTCGCAGTTTATTGCAACCTTAGCAACTACGGTTTCAACTCCAATATGCAAATGACTATGTTCCGCTACTTCGACCATGATACGAACGAGTGGGTTGACAAGGCTATCCTTATCGCTGACGGGAAACTGATCGATCCGAATGGTGTTGTGATCATCAAGAAAGGTGCTTAGGTTATTGAGGTCCCGTTTCACAACGGGTCCTATTCAATTTTATAAAGGTAAGGTGATAACGTGACTGGATATAATCCTAAAAATGCAAAGCTTAAAACAGATGGATCAGTTAATGTTGATCGCGGGTTTATTGCTCATTACATGATTTCGGGAGACGATGCTGTTGCAGCGGATACAGATGGTATTCTCGAAGCTGTAACAGACACTGGTGAGGAGCAGGAGATTACAACAAGCATTACCCAACCGTCTGTTCCTCGCAATGTCACAGCAACGGCTGGCGGCACAGCGGGAGAAATTAAGGCTATTCAGGTGACAATTGAGGGTACTAACTTTGCTGACGAAGTGATTACCGAAACGTTGCCAGCGTTTACTGTTGACACGGCGGGAACAGTTTCCGGAACTAAAGCATTCAAGAAAATCACTAAAATTACAATCCCAGCTCATGACGGCAATGGTGCAACGACAGCGATCGGTTTCGGCGAGGTGTTGGGAATCCCTTATAAGTTGTCGCATAACACAGTTTTGTCCGCATATAGAAACAACGTAAAAGAGGGTACAGGTCCTACCGTTACAGTAGATCCTTCCAAGATTGAGGGTAATACTTTCGACTTGAATAGTGCTCTTAACGGTACACAGGTAGATTTGTACCTTATTGTGTGACGCCATGAGCCTTCAAGATGTGAAGGACTTTTTGCGGGTTGACTCTGAGAGCGAAGACGCGATCATACAGGGGTTTATTTTAGCTGCCGAAGATTATCTTGCAGGCGCAGGTGTAAAGGCCAATATACAGGGCAGCGGATTATACGACACAGTCGTTAAGATGCTGGTGGCGTTGTTTTATGAAAATAGAGATACTGCCGAGGATAAGGTCGACATCCCACCTGTCATAAACAACTTTATAACCCAGTTGGCCACTCGTAGTTTGAGGACGGAGTGATCGGATGAGCCTGGCAAATCGAATGGATAAGCGCGTAGTTTTTTTACGAAGAACGGGCGAAAAGGATGAATACGGCGCTCCGTTAGACAACTGGGAAGAAGTGACGACTGTATGGGCATCGATTGAACCGTTACGGGGTCGGGAGTTTTTTGCAGCGCAGGCTGAACAATCTGAGGTCACAACACGCATCCGCATTCGGTATCGAGAAGATATTGACCGGACAATGATTGCTAGATACGGAAGTCAAGACTTCGAAATACTCTACCCGATACATCCGAAGTTAGACAAGAGAGAACTGCAGCTCATGTGTAAGGAGAGACAGTAATGGTCGACGATGTGGTGAAAAAGAAGGCCGCGGCCTTTATGGAAGCTGCTTGCCGACTTGGTATGGAGCTGATTGAAAGAGAGAATCATACGCCAGCTGAGGAAGAGTTTCTTCGATCCCTTGATGAAGTAGTTGATGCCCATGTCCCCTAAAGCGGACATCAAAGGTATGGCAGAGTTGGAAAGTATGTTTAAGCAGCTTGGTAAAGTACCACAAACAGTGGCTACAAAGTCAGCTAGGGCAGGTGCGAGGATAGCTCTCAAAGCAGCCAAAGCAAACGCTCCTGTTGACACTGGCGACCTCAAACGAGGCATTATCCTTAAGCGAGAAAAACGTCGTAAGCCAGGAAAAGCAGTCTATGATGTGATGATGAGTCCGCATATGAATGACGTATTTGTGAAAATCAGCAAGGATGGTAAGCGATCCTATTATCCAGCATCCCAAGAGTACGGGTTTTTAACCGTTGATGGAGGATATGTACCTGGTTATCGTTTTTTACGTAACTCTATTGACGACAATAAATCGGCAATAGAAAAGAAAGTGCTAGAAACAGCTGGAAAAGAAGTGGACAAGGCATTACGGAAGAGGTGAGTGGATGGACTTTGAAGTAGCTTTAGAACAAGAGCTTAAAACGATAGCTGCATTAGGTAATCGAGTCTATCCGCTCATGTCTCCGGAAGCTGTGAAGAAAAATGGTGTGCCTTATCTAATTTACGGCAGCAGTGAAGGTGTTCGGGATAAGTCACTTGATGGATATCTCGACAGCAAAGAGGTGCGTGGCGAGCTCAACGTGATTACCGCACGATATAAGGATTTGAAGACGATCACGAAGCAGGCAATCACGTTACTGATCGGCATGGAGCAACGTGCAATTGGTGCAGATGGCCCTTATATCGCGGAATTGAAATACCAAGATCCAGTTGAAATGTACGAGCAACAGGCTGATCTGTATAGATGTGTAATTGAGTTTACGGTTTATTTTGAGGAGGGGTAATTTTGACTAAAGCAGCAGTAAGGGCGCTCGGCACATCGATTAAAATTGGGCTTAACGCAATCGCTAACCTATCTAGTATCGGGTCTCCGTCGATCACCCAAGAGGAGATTGACGTAACGACACTGGATAGCGCCGACGGATATCGAGAGTTTATCGGTGGATTTAAGGATCCGGGAGAAGTTGCGATATCGGGTAACTTTGAACCGAGCGACGCTGGGCAAGCTGCCGTTTATGCAGCGCTTGAAAGCGGTGAGGTGCAACCGTTTGAGATTATTTACCCCGCAAAACTGGGTGCGTCTTGGTCGTTCGACGGTATCATCACGGCCTACAGTGTAACGTCGGAAACGGAGTCGGCAGTCACGTTTGAAGCTACGATCCGCGTAAGTGGCAAGCCTACACTTAATTTAGGCGCAAGCACAGGGTTATCGGCATTGTCACTCACGGGCACAGGCGGAACGTTATCACCAGCATTCGCTGTAGGCAAATATAGCTTTGCATTTAGCGGCGTAACGGCTGCGAGTGTGACTTTGACAGCGACAGCTGCTAACCATTCACTCAAACTTTATATCGACGGGGCATATTCGCAGGAACTTGTTTCTGGTGCGGCATCAAACGCAATTCCATTGACTGTTGCGGTA